GAGGGAACTCGACTTGCTAGTAGTGTACCTTACTGGTACCGACCGCATGACCCGCTACAGACGCAGCGAGCGTACATTTTACAAGGTGTACCGCTTGTAACGACGATGTGAAAGTCGTCAATGGGCCTAACTAAAGTCTAAGGCCTTCCGTTTGTGGCTTATCGTTAACTCTTTCAGAGGGGAGTGATCCCTTCGAATGGTCGATTATGGCAGCCTACGGATACTCAACCAACTACCAGAAACAGTGTACTGGCGGTACGAAGACGACCGCTCCTTTCTGCTACACCACCTCCTACCCCGGGTTTATTCTCCAGGGGAACAGAGGTGGCGTGAAGCGAAAAAAGCCGTCCAATCTGCGTGCCAACACCACTGGTTACAGTAGCTTCGAGTGGAAGCAGGTTCAGATCGCACCTATTAGCGACGAGTTTGGAAACCTCGTTCCCTATGGTGTGTTCGGAATGCCTGGAGCTGCATCTACGTCCTCAGCGGATTTGACGAATGTCATCAACAGGGCCGCAACTGGTATCTTGGTTAACATCAAGAATCAGAAGTGGAACCTAGCAACGACATTTGCTGAGTTCGGTGAGACGCTGCGGTTCGTCGCTCATGTCGCCGAGAGACTGAAGTATGCCTATCTCGCCTTCCGTAAGGGAGACGTTTTAGCGCTATCTCATCTCTACCGTGAGTATGAAGCTCGCGGTGGTCGTCGGCTGAAGCCGTGGAAACGCTTTCGCAGGGACTACCTTGCGTTTCGCTACGCGGTTCGGCCGATGATCCAAGACCTGGACGGTCTCCTCCTGGAGATCGCCACATCCAATGCTCAACCGTCCGTGAGGTCGGTGCGATCGAATCAGTCGTGTACAACTTCCAAGACGTACAAGACTGCTAACCCTTCTGGGTGGATAGGTGAACTGATTGAAGTACAGTACACCAAGCTCGACTATTGTCGGGCAGTCGACTTCACAGTCGACCCCATGATCGCTAATTGGAAAAGGCTCGGCGGTACAAACTTAGTCGCGGTTCTTTACGAAGTGACGCCGGCGTCCTTTATATTCGATTGGTTTTGCCCCCTGGGTAAATATATCGGGTTGATGGATGCCGACATCGGCGTGTCGGTAACGAGTAGCTATTCGGTCCAAAAGACCAGCTCGAGATCGATAAGCAACTTCCGCAATGGTGCAGCCCTTTACAACGGCTGGACTTACGGACGAACTGTAGGCCTCGGCCTGCCTGGAATCCCGAAACCGCAAATAGCCCCGAGTCTGGACGCTCTGAAGTGTCTAGATTTGGTCTTGATCCTTTCACAATTGCGCGGGCGTTAGCCCGTTGGAGCAAAACATGCAAGCAGCAAGCACGACCGTCAACGACGGCACCGCGACACCCGTCGCGATCACCTTCGTTCCGGAGTCGGTCACCCCCGGCCTCACCTCTTTCGTCGACCG